GGGGATGGACTTGTCGGCTAGGAGCTTGGAGAAGGGGATGAGGATGCGTTGGAGAGTAACCACGTCATAGATTTCAAAAGGGATAATGAAGGCGCTTGATGGGTCGGTAGAAACCGAACAACATGTGATTCCGTTGCGGTGCTTGTATTCGACTTTGGCTGCACGCTCGTTGGGAATTCCCCCCTCGATGTCGAGAGAGACAAGAGGTTTATCTTGCAGTATGGCCACCAACCGCGCGATAATTTCATTCGGTTGTAGGTTAATTTCAAGCTTTCTCTTCGGCAGACGCAGTTCAGGGAACTTACTTTGAGCCACAGCGCGGTTAAGATCGTGCAGGAAAAACGGCATGTCGTCATAAGTTTGGAACAGGCGCGTGGGATGGAAGGTGGCTACGCATTTGTGTCTGTCGTTGAAGCCACTAAAGATTGAACCACGGAACGCGTCAAGCGAGTGATGAACTCCGGCGGCTTTAAGCGCCAGATCGCCGAGTAGAAGAACGCAGTTTGGCTGGAATTGCGCAAAATCACTACGAAGCTGGGCGAGACCTTCTTGGATGTCGGGTCCGTCGAACATGAAGAAGGAAGAGTTTCCATAGGAGGTGGGAGGTTGGGATCGGCAGATGTTTGTGACGAGACAATTCGCCCGCATTATGCCCGCGCGGGAAAGTGCCTTTTCAAGATACATGAGATTTGGTCCGGCGAACGGACGCTTAGCGGAAGTCTCATGGGAACGAGGAAAGTCACCGACAATGGCGAGGCGATGCTCGGAAGGGATGGATGGGAATTCGGTGGGGATCATAGTGGCTTTCTTTCTTCGGGATCGGTAAAAGAGACCGGGATGTTTAAATCCTCAGCCCAGGTGAGCTCTTGCGTCACACCTTTGGATTCTTTCCAGCCGCTTATGTTAAGCACAATAAATTGACTAGCGCGTTCGAGCATGGCCAGGTTTTGAGCTTCCCAAAAAGCAGCGTCTTTAGGAAGGCCGAAGACTGCCGCGACGTGGTGCCAGTGAACGATAGGAGAATAGACCGTTAGCCCGTTTTGTGCGTAGTAATAAACTGCGTGCAGGGCTTTCTGATACCTTTCTTCTTGAATGGCGGGGTCGGGGTGGGAGTATGGTGAGGCGAGGTAGATCATTTTGCGTATGGGCTGTTGTGGAATAGGTCATCAGCGGCGATGACAGAGTTACCGTTCATAGAGGTCCAGATTCCCTCAGTTGCGAGGATTTCAATGATAGGGCTACCAATGCAGATGGGTGTTTGTGCTTGCGTGAGCTTTTCTTTAAGCTCACGAATCTCAGTCTCAACACGATTGCTCCAGTCGAGGAAGTCGGTGAGGCGTATGGCGGGGAAACTGTTCCCGCAGCCACCCTCGACTTCGTAGGCAGTGATTACTTCAATGGTGTTCATAGTCAAGAAAATTCAACATGTTTCCCTTGCACCTGCGTGAAGACTTTCTTGATACTTTCAAGAGCCTGCACATAATGGTGCTCTTTCTTCTCCGTGCCGATGACCCGCGCGCCTTTTAAGATAGCACTGCGGAGAATCGAACCGCCTCCCATGTAAGGATCGTAGATGGTTGTCCCTGGGGAGACAAGGGGTTTCCAGATCATTTCTGAGAGCCATTCGTGAGGCTTGGCAAACGGGTGGGACTGGCACATGCGATCCGTTGTGGCGTCGCATTCCATGTGACACTTTGTCATCGGTGTGCGAAGGTTGGCCTTGCCCTTGCGCATGACCATGACAGGTTCAATGGATTTTGTCCAGTTCGCATGAGGTGCGTTGTTCTTGCAGCCGTTGGGTTTTGCCCAGATGAGGGGCCAGTCTTGGACTTTGAAACCCGCCGCGTTGCCCCAGTCACGCATCTTCTCCCAGTGCTGGAAGGCGCAGAAGAAAACAAGAAAGCCATCAGCTTTGAGAACACGGTAAGAGTTCTCGATAAAGCGGGGGAGCTGTTCGAGGTTCTCTTCGACCTCGTGCTCGCCAGCGGTGGAATCCAGGTTTTGAATGCCTTCGAGGTTAGCCATGTCAATGGCGTAAGGTGGGTCAGTGACGATGTGGTCTATGGAAAAGGGTTTCAGTTGGTTCTCCATGAACTCATGACAGTCCGCGTGGAAAATCATCGTGGAGATGGGGATGCGGGTGATGACGTTGGATGGGAGGTGGTCCTTTTTCTTTTCGGTGACTGGCGCGGGAGCTGTGCCGGGCGTGCCGAGGGTGATGTTGAGGATGCCGGGAGAGTGGGTGGGTTTTTTCTCCGCCACAGGGACTTGGAAGACATTCTTTTGGGTCTGCGCAATAGAGGCGGTGATGGCTGCTTCGCGGCGCTTGAGAAGAAGGTCACGTCCCGCCATAGCGGTGTCGCATTCCCAGAGTTCTTTGTCACCACGGATGAGTTCCTTAGCAAAGAGAAGAGCCTGCGCAACGCTGGCGTGGGAGATTTTGAACAGGCTGCCGGTGGCTCGTGTGCCCCAGTCTTCATACTTGGCGGACTCGGCGGTGTGAATTTTGTAGATGCCGACAGCTTTTTCCTGCCAGGTAAGCGCGTTGCGTTGCTCATTGGCTTCAATCTCCATGACCATTTTCTTGGCCGCGTCGATGCCGATGGCAACTACGGTGGGGACGTCAGTTTCGCCGAGCTGGATGTAGGCTTCAAGACGCGTCCCGCCGTCGATGAGATTGTTGTCTTCGTCAATAAGGAGTGGCTGGAAGGGGCCGAACTCTTGGAGGGATTGCATCTTCTCCTCCACGGCTTGCTGGAATTTAGCGTCACGGCGGCGCAGACGTTCTCCGACGGTGATACTTGAGATGGGTGTGTAACCAATGTTTTGAAGGCGGGCGATCATGGGAAGAAAGGAAAGGGATGGGTGGCACGAGAATTACGCCCTCGTGCCAGAGGCTTCTTTAACACCGGCTAGCGGTTATTCACCATCAAGTTCCATCTGGCGCGTGATGGCCAGGTTGACTTGGGCGAGGTCAAGACGTAGCTCTTTGTTGCGCAGTTTGGTGCGGTGCAACAAGTCTTCGTAGTCGTTGATTTGTTGCTCGTTGTGATTTAGACAGTCGAGGAGAGCGAGGCGATCGTCATAGATGGTGCGCTGAGATTTAACCTCGCGCACAGCATGCTCGACGATGCGGTTGACTTCTTCGACTGGGATAGAGCGGCGAGGTCTAGCCTCGGGATCGCAACCGGCTACTTGTGGTTTCTGTGTTTTTCGTTTTGCCATAATAAAAGGTAGCAGACTTTAAGCGGTCTGCCAGCGCGTTTGGGTTTACTCGCTTGGGAGGTTAGCTTTGAAGCCGGCGATCTGGGAACGAATGCCGAACTCGTCACCGCTTTCGCCTTCTTTCTTCTTCGGAGCGTTGTTGTTAGTGACAGCGATAACGTATTTCGTGGGGAGTTCCGCGATGTAAACGTTGTTGAAGCGGGGAACTTCCGGGGCAGTGTCACCTTTAGCGACGAGGCCAGCGACAGCCACTTGGAACAAGGTCAGTTTCTTGATGAACATGTCCTTGTTTGGACCTTCGCCGTATTCGGTGCCAGGGACTGGGACCTGGAGGTAGGTGATGAGCTGGAAGCCGGGGGCGACCTTTTTGCCATCGGGGTCTTCAGTTTCGTCCACGGTCTTGCAGACGAGTTTGAGGTTCCAGGAGTCGGGTGTGTTTTTGGATTTGACCAGCTCTGCGGAGTGGATCTGCACAAGGTGATTACCTGGGGCGATCAGTGGCATGGACAGGTCGGCTCCGGAGAAGTCGAGGTCGAGAGGGAGGATGTCGGACATATAGGTTAGTTTGGTTTGCTTGTTTGTTTTGTTGTTTGGTTTTCAAAGCCACACTTGTGGCGAGAAACTGGTTAGCCAGGAAGCCAAGGATCGCTTGGGGCTAGAGAACTGAACGCGTCTGGTGCAGGCGGTGTTGGTGCTATCGGTAAAGGGCTTTGACCGAGGAACTCTTCGGGAGTGTCGAGGGAGGCTTGGCCCCAAGGAACGCAGGTGATGGCTGGCATACCTTCGTCTTGGAGGATGGAAAGGGCTTCGTCGGCGAAGAGTTTGATGTCAGAGGATTCGGAGATGTCGAAGGTGAGAAGGGCGGTGCGTTTCATTTCACAGGAGAGGAAAGAAGTTTCGCGATAATTGCAGGAGCGTCGGCGGAGATGTAAGCTCCAATCCCACCTGCGGATTTAAGACCAAGGGCTTCGGAACGGGCGTCGCCGACGGTGCGGACTTTGTAGTCAGCTTTGAGGGAAGCGTCTGCGCCGGTAGATTTGACCTCGGTTTGCCAGACCTCCTCGAAAAGACCTGAGATGATGTCACCGACTTGGCCTGGGCAGGCGATGAAGTTGAGTATCATTTTGGTGACTTCGTCTTTGTCGTGGGTGATGTGGCCGATGAAGACAACGCGCTTGCCAGAGGCTTTGAGGCCGAAGATGAGTTGCTTCATGATGGAGGCGAAGACGCCCCAGTCTTGAATGCGTAGTGGTTCGTCTTGGGTTTTGACACCATCGCCGAATTTAGGCGCGTTAGTGCCAGTGGCGGTGGCGCGGATTTTGTCAAAGACGAAGTCGATGAGGGTGGTGAGGGAATCGATGATGATGGTTTCGATCTCGGGGTCCGCGATGGCTTCGTTAAGGAGTTCCTGCACGCGATTCATGCGGGTTTGCCGGGAGGTGGGAGCGCCGGTTTTGTCGGTGAGTGGAGAGTCGTATTTGAACGAAGGGAGCTTGCCGAATTTGGCGGCGAGATAACGAGCTGGGCCTTTCATGTTCTGGTCGCAGTCCAAGACGAAGGGCTTGGGGAACTGGAGGGCGAGGGTGGTTTTGCCGCTGCCGGGGCGACCGAGAATGAGGATGGAGTTGGGGAGAGAGATGGTGAAGGAGTCGGAGGATTTCATAGAACAGTGTGGTTGATTAAGTCGCGGTGGAGGAGGGTGAGGCGCTGCTTTGCGGCAGCGGGATTGGCGTCGATGAGGCCGACGATTTTGGCAACTTCGTCTTGGATGGGTCCATATACGCGGTTGTAGATAGCGCGGGAAAGTGCGGGTTTGTTTGGGGTGGGAGAGAGGGAGCCTTCGGCGTGTTGTTGGCAGAGGATTGCGGTGTGCTGGTAGAGAGGTTTTTCTTCAGTGCCGCGACGGGTTGTGGCGAAGGCGATGGTGGGAAGGAGGGAGGTGATCATGCGCCAAGGACTTGTGAGACTAACGCGCGCTGTCGGTCAGTTTCAATCTTGTGATACATATAACGAACACCAGCAAGGAAAGAGAACAGGGCTTTCTGTTCAGTCTCAATCCAGTTGGAGGCGTCTAAGTTGGACATTTTGGTGAAATCAGAGCCAACGGTTTTGGCGAAGCGAGTGAGTAGCTCTTTTCCTTCGTCGGTTAAGAGGAGCCCTTGGTAGTAATCGGAGCGGATTACATGTGCAGCTTCCTCTTCAAGGCGGGCACAACTGCCTGGTGAGCCTATTGATGTTGCCCCAGATTCGGTTTTCATAAAGATGCTCATGTCCCAGGTTTCCAAGTGTTATCTGCAAACATTCCCGTGTTCAGGATCATAGCTCTTTGGCTAGCCGGTGCGGAACATACGTCGAGATAGGGGCAGGCTCCGTATTTTCCCGCGCACCAATTGGTTTTCTTGGGGAAGTTCTTTGATGAGAGGTTGTGAAGGAGTTCACCGATGAGTGCCAAGAGGTCTGACTTCCACTCGTCGCATTGCTCGGTGGTGTAGTCGTAGGGGCGGCGGTATGACTCATAAGAGGTTCCGGTTTTGGTGGGTTTGCGGCAGATGACTGAGTTGAGGAGAAAGCCTTTGATGGTAAGGTCTGGGAAGGCAGCTCGCATCGCGGTGACGTAACCGATGGGCTGCATGGAGACGTTGTAGGAGTCGAAGAGTGCGCTGGTGGAAATGGAAGAGGTTTTGTGGTCGCAAACGCGGAGGGTTTCTCCGTCGGACATTAGCATGAGTGCGTCGATGATGCCAGACCATTCGATGCGGCAGGGGATGCTGCCTAACAGTTGAGCGCCTAGCGAGTTAGCACGCTCACGTTCAGGGTCATTAGTTAGCTTGCCGTAACCCCATTTCTCAAACACGTCAGCAGGAACCTCCGTCATTCCAACAGGCATCACAAAGGTAAACTCAACCAGTGGCTTGCCCTCGTGGACGTAAGGGGTGATAGTTTCGTTGAAATACTGTGCAACGTATTGGCAGTAGGTGGCGAAGCAGAAATCAGCCGTGCGGTAGTCGTCGATGAGGCCGGGTGGATGGAGGGCGTATTCGGCCTGGATAGCGCGACCGCCGAGGGTGGTGATGGTTTCGACGGTGTCGAGGGGGCTGCGCTTGTAGAAGCACTCAAGGGCACTGTGGAAAGCCGCTCCGAAGATGAGGGCGCTTTTGGTGTGCGTGGTCTTGGAGTGGACGAGCTTGTATTCTGCGCTGCGATTGCAGGCGAGGAGAGATTCCAGGGAAGACCAATCCATAGTGAGGACGAGAGGGCAAGCTGGGTCGTCAGTCCAGTGGAAGAGCTTGCGGATGGCTTTGGGTGCAGCAGGAGGGGAGAAGTCGTCAGATGGAGGAGCGTCACTGCCGAGAAGAAAGTCCATCGCGGAGGAGCCGAGGTCGAGGTCGATTAGGGGGAGGGGGTTCATTAGATTAGTCCTTTCAAGAGGTTGCCAGAATCCGATCCCTTGCCTTTGTTATTCTTCCCTGTGGACTTCTCCACTTTCTTATGTCCAGGGTTAATGCGGGCAGAGCGGATGCCTTCGAGAAGTGCGAGTTGTTCCTTCGGTCCCATGCTGGTGAAGTCCTTTTCAAGAAGCTCATCAAACGGGACGCCGTAATAGATCGCGCTACTGAACGACTCGGGGCGTGAGGAGTTCGGGCTGGGGAGTTCTGGTTTCGTCGAGGGTGAACTTGATTCGAGTGTCGTTTGTGCCTGGGACATATTGTTTGAGGAGGGAGATGATGATCTGTTCGTTTTTGTGGTAGTCTTTAGCGTTCTTTTGGACGCCGAGGGAGTTGAGATGGAGGAGAAAGCCGCGAAGGAGGTGGGCGGTGATGGAATCCAAGACGCCCTTGCGGGGGAAGTAGGAGCGGAGTTCCATGAGGTCGAGTTCGCGGATGAAGGCGTGAGAGCGGACCTTTTCCTCGCAAGGGAGGTCTTTGTAGGGTGATTCGAGAGACTCAACGGGGATGAGGTGCGCGGTGGGGGTGGGGATCATATAATGGTGTAACAGTTTTCATGAATCGAGTCTGCGATTTCCGCGTTGGGGAAAGGGAGGTTGACTTTAATGTCGTGGACGGGAAGGGGAGTTTCGATCTTAATTGGGAAAGAAATGTGATCGAAGTTTTTGAGAAGGAGGAGGGCTTTGAGAACTTCCGGGTCATCAAACTTTATAACGGGAAGCTCGAAGCCAGTGGTCTGGAGAATCGGTGTGCGGGAGCGGCGGGGCAGGCCAGCGTAGAGGGAGTTCTTGGAGTCAGCGACGAAGGTGTATTGCTGGAGAATCTTGTAAGCGAGGCCGCGGTCAAGATTGGTAGGCCAGGTGGGATTGAGGACGAGGTTCCGCAAGCAGCGCTTTAAGCGGTTGCGAAGTGCGGTAGCGCCGCCGCCTGGGACGGAGAAGACAACAGGCTCCGGGTAGGCGTTGAGCATGTCGAGAATGCGATGCTCTTCGGTCTGGAATTCGATTTCTTCTGGGGAGGTGGGTTCGCTCATGGGAGTTGGGAAAATTATTGGTGCCAGCCGCTGACAGAGGGCGATCAACGACTGGCACCACCTGAACCGGATCACTTAGGGGCGCCTCTGCCGAGGAAAGTGAGAGCCGGAAAGGGTTCTGGGTAAAAGGGTTATACCCACAAGTTTTGCTTGCGGCCTTCAAAGAAGATGCTAGCGCAGGCACGGACGTCGGCGAGAGCGGAGTGGGCACTGGCGAATTCTGAGTTGAAGAAATGGAGGTGAGCCTCTTGAAGGGTGGGCCATTTGAAACCGGAGCCCCAGGTAGCGCGGAGCTTGCAGACAGGAGTGGTGAGCTCTTTGGTGCAGATGAGAGGTCGGCCCATAAGGAAAGAGTCCGAGTAGTTGAGGTCGATCATCACGCGATCGAGGATGAGCTTATCGTAGAGGGCGTTGTGGGCGACCAGGGCGGTAGAGCGTTCGACGAGATCGAGGAAGGACTCGAAGGCGGTTTTGAGTTCGATGCCTTCGGAGTGGGCGCGTTCGGTTGTGATACCGTGGACGTTTGAAGCGCCGGGTGGGATGTCGAAACCGTAGGGTTTGATGATGTGGACGAGGGAAGCTTGCTCAACGCCGTCGGTGTCGAATAAAACTGCCGCGAGTTCGACGAGCTTTGGGGTGGACGGGTGGGACGGGTTGGAGTATTGACCTTTGGCTGGGAGGCCGGTGGTTTCAGTGTCGAAGAAGAGGAACATGAGGTGGGTGGGTGAAATTGGTCTGAGCGCATACGCCTGCGAGACGTTGACTACGCTCAGGAGCCACCACATTGTCAGCAGGTTGCTCGGTCTCTCATGGCTTGTTTCAGGTGGCCACCGCCCTATGAGTTCTCAGCTGCACGGTTTAGAAGGCCGCCGCTTTACCCTCAAATCAACACACTGGTCAGGTCGCTCACATTATCGCAGTCTCAGCGCTGGTCACGTAGAGTGGGGTCCTTGCAACCTGTTTCAGCCTTTACGAGAATTGCTGACTGGTATCCCACCCCAACTGCTTGAACTTGTGCCCTCACTGCAATGTGTTGATTTGAAGGTGGAAGGCTTTGCACCTTCCTTGGGTGTCACAATTGATTTGTGAGTATGCGCACACCTACTTTACTCAATTGGTTAGAACAACCCGCCGCCAGCTTGAAGCTCGCGATTGAGATTGATTTCGATCGCGCGAGCAATACCGATCTGCGTCCAGCCACCGATAGCCTCGAAGTTGTGGCCTGGATTCTTCTCGGACCAGGTGGCGACGAAGCCTTCCTCGGTAACGACCTGACCGTTTGGACCGGCGAGACCCTGTTCCGCGAGGCCAAGGATAGCAGCGGCAGAGTCCATGAACTTCTTGGCAGGGGTTTTTTCCTCTTCTGCTTTGGAGACTTCGAAGGCGATGGTAGCGCCGATTTCCAGGCCGATGCGCTGGTAGTCCTCGGCGGTGATGAGCTTCTCGTCCTGGAGGTAGTCCATGTAAGACTGCTCGGATTCGAGTTCATCGACGAGGGCTCCGCCACGGGCTTTGCGCTGGATGGTGATGCCAGCTGCGTTGGTCTTTGGGCGACGCGCGATTTTGGTGAACTCGACCAAGGCTTCGACGAAGTTCTTGCGGAACTTGTTGTTCCACTTCTGGTAGAAGGAGTGGCGGACGATAGCGTTGATGAGGTCAGCCTCAGGGGCGATCTGGAGAAAGCCTTCGAGCGTAGTGGGGACAGTCACAGGAACGGAGACGCCGAGGGACTTGTTCGTGATGACTTGAGTAGGGTAGGATGCCATGTTGGTTATGTTTGCTTGTTTGGTTTTGGTTTGAGAAAGCGGTTTGCTTTCGGTAAGGGTTAAAGGTAGCAAAAAAGGGGAAAAGCGCAAGGGGTTTTTGGGATTGTTTTGCGGTTTTGAAAAGCAACCTCGGTTAAAAGGTTTTACCGAGGTGAAAAAGGGTTGGGTAAGTAGCTAAACTTTTACCTGGAGCAGTGCTGGGTTGAGAACTCCTCCCGCTTCGTTAGCTTCATCGCCCTCCTGACCGATTTGGGTGTCTTTGTTGTGCCAGCGGCGCAATGTCTCGCCGTGCTCCCAGAAGTGGCTTAGCGCACTTACGGCGCAGCCATACATGAAGCCTGTTATTCCGTCTGTATCAGCTTCATGGCTTGTCTCCTTTGCGATATCGGCTAGTTGTTCGCCTTTGCTTAGCCGGGCTTCCATGAGATTCGCCCAGTCCTCACCATAGCTCACAACACGAGCGGAGTATGGGTCGGATGAGTTGTTGGTTTTGTAAGCTTCGTATTCAGTTTCGGTGTTTGGTTTGAGTTTCATGGTGTGGGGAGGTGCTGTTTGAGGAGATGGGTGAGGCGGAGGATCGCGTCGTTGGCTTTGTTAATGCCGGAGAGGGCGAGGGCGGTGGGGGAGGTGTAGAGGTCTTCGATGGAGCAGATGAAGGGGTCGGTGAGTTCGTTGGTGAGGACGTGGTAGCGGTAAGAGCCGGAGGCGGGCTCGATACGGGCGACGGTGTAAACGGCGAGAGTGGGGGTGAGGACGTAGAGGGGTTCTCCGGTGAGGGCGGTGTGGGTGAGGATGGAAGCCTCGCATTCACAGTAGGCGCAGAGGTCGTTGGAAGAGAGGATGGCGCGGTGGGAGCAGTTGGAGCAGGGAGCTCGGGCGGGTTCCGGGTCGGAAAGGTGGACGCGGTTGTCGTCGAACTGGGCGTGAGGAGTGAGAGGGGTCATGGGAGGTTGAGTTTTAGTGTTTTGGTTTTCTTGATGGGAGCCTTGCCGAGAAGCTGGTCTGGGGTTACACGCAAAAGTGCGGCAAGGGGCGCTAGCTTCTCGGCTGGAAGAATTTTTCTGCCGGCGATGAGGTGGGAGATGAAGGTTAGGTTGCAGTTGAGTAAGCCTGCGAGCTCTTCATAGGGTGTTCGATGGAAAGCTATGAGAGCTTTGAGGCGAGGTGCGAGTTTTAGAAAGAGTTCGCGATCTTTTCGCGGTGCGGGCATGGTGAGGTTAGGAGAAGAGGTGGAAGGTTTGGCCGAAGAACACCAGTGAGCCGATGTGTTCCGTGTTAGGCGGAACTTGGTCGCCGGTGGGGATTGTGTGGATAACGAATTCCTCGCGCGGTAGGGTGGGATCGACCATGGCGTAGAGCGCAGGCTGACCTTCCGCGTCGAGCGTTACAAGGATTACCTCCGCATTAGGAGGGCTAAGGAGTTTTTGTTCGCGTTCGAGAGAGAGGGAGAATTTCTGGATGGTTTTGCTCATAGTGTTAGGTTTCCATTGTAATTGAGGTTAGTGTGTGCATCGCGCGGGTGCGAGCGACGTAGATGAGGTTGTTTTCTTGCTGGATGGCGGTGGGAGTTTTGGCGAGAGGGGATGGCATCCAGAGGTTTTCACCGAGGATGTAGACGGTGGGCCATTCGAGGCCTTTGGATTTGTGGATGGAGGAGAGGGTTAGCTTCTGCGCGCCGGGGTCGGTGGAGTCGGAGAAGATGTCTTTGATGTATTGGAACAAAGACTTGATGGAGGTGGAGTGAAGGCAGCCGGTGGTGAGGCATTCGCATTTGTCACGAAGGGTTTCAAGAGCGTATGGGGAGAGCTTGGAAGCTTGTTCGGAGAGGTGTTTGCCGACTAGGGTGGAGAGTTCTCCGGG